ATGGTAACTATGTTGATCGATATAATAATGTACGTCAACACGGTTATCTCGGTGATTTACCATTTAGAAAAGGATCGTTTAGAATTGCTGTAAGACGCGATCCAATAGATCGATTTAAGTCTGCGTGTAAGTTTATTTTGCAAGAACGTGCTTATTTTATTAAACATGGCCGCGCAAATGATTTACCTGAAATATCAGAACTTCTTGACGAGGTGATCAAATCAGTATATAATGGTACAGTCAAAAACAATCACTTCTATTCACAATCTTGGTACATGGGTGTACCCGAAGACTATGATATGGTCGTGCATATTAGTGAGTTAGATCAAGCACTTGGGTTTATCCAAGAAGCATGTGAAGTTGATGCAAGCAACACCTTGATCAAATTGCACGAAAACAAGACGCATCTGAAATTGTACACCGATGCAATTTGCGAAGAACAGATGCAACAACTATATGATTTGTATGCGAAGGATTTTAAAAATGGTTGGTGTAAAATCGAAGACCGTATCACCGTTTGATTTTTTACAAACAATAAACGTCACCAAAAATGACATTTTCCAAGGTAACGAGAAGGGTTATGTTCCCTTCGTTGTCAACCGTAGTCTGTCGTACTTCAACGACACGGTGCTGTTGGCAAATGAGATGAATCGTTATCACCACCTTGACGAAAAGTTACAATATCATTTTTTACTAAATATAGTTAGAACACGTAAGCGGTTCTCTAAATGGGCGAAACCCGAAATAGAAAATGACATTGAAGCGGTAAAAGAGTATTATGGATATAGCAATGACAAAGCACGTCAAGTACTCTCCTTACTCTCTTCTGACCAAATAACAAGAATTAGAGACAAGGTGTATAAAGGTGGAAGAAAATAATTTAGTAGAATGGAACTCGGGGATGATGTTGGAAGTCACTCTGGCCGAACCTGATGATTTTTTAAAAGTCAAGGAAACTTTAACTCGGATTGGTATTGCATCTCGAAGAGATAATAAGTTATACCAATCGTGTCATATCCTACATAAGCAAGGTCGATACTTCATAGTACATTTTAAAGAACTCTTTATGTTAGATGGTAAGAAGTCTAATCTAGAAGAGAGCGATGTGCAAAGACGCAACACCATTGCGACTCTTCTGCAGGACTGGGGTCTTGTGGAGATTCAAAATAAAGAGGTTGCAAAAGACTGTGCACCTATGCGCCAGATCAAAATTATCGGATACAAAGATAAGGATCAGTGGGAGCTTTGTCCAAAGTACAATATCGGAAACAAGTGATATGAATATGATTGACATCTTTGAGGATAATGTTGAGAAGATTGCGGAGAAGATTCCGTATCACGGCAAGATTCCTCAAGAACTTTTGAAAGACTATAACTGGGACATCCACATGCATATGTTGGATACTCATCCCGAGAAACAACTTGATACCAATACAAGTAAGATGCGGATAGGTTTGAATGGATTTCACGGTAGACTTTCTGCTCCACAGTTCGCGAAGGATATAGAAAGTGCAATGCAAGAAGTCTTTGCACTTCATGGTAATAAGATTACCAACATTGCGTTCACTGGTTTCGGGCCTAAGAGTGATAGTTACCCTCGTCACAAAGACTCGATGGATGTCTTTCTAGTTCAAGTGCTTGGCGAGATTCAGATTTGTGTGGACGGGTTGCATGACGAACCTGTACCATTCAAGCCGGGGGATTACTACTGGATCCCTCGGGGGAATTATCATCAGATATTTCCCACCATTAGTAGGGCGACTTTTTCTTTCGGTGTCGAAGGAAATCCGGATCCCTCAATATACTTTTAGTATAAATAAGTCTCGGGAATGCCGATGGTCGGGTTCCCATTTATCTTGCTTTTAACTAAGGAGAACACATGACTAATCTTAAAGCAAATACACTTTTCCCTCGCTCTTCGTTTGTTGGTTTCGACCACCTGTTTCATGATCTAGACTGGGTGGCACGACACGCAACGGATACTTATCCTCCACACAATGTTGTGAAGGTTGGTGAGAACGATTATCAGATCGAAATCGCAGTGGCGGGATTTACTCTGGACGATCTGGAGATTGAACAAGATGAACGTACTTTAACCGTAAAGGGTGAGAAAGAAAAATCTGACCTTGAAGGTGCTGAGTATATTCATAAGGGCATCTCGCAGAAGAAGTTCAAGAGAGTGTTTAGACTGTCCGAGTATGTCTTTGTGGACGGTGCTTCCCTAAAGGATGGAATTCTGTCAATTGATTTGAAGTTTGAACTTCCAGAAGAGAAGCGACCTCGTAAAATCGATATCATCTAATCTTTTTTTCGAGGAGAAACGAATGAAACACATTGTTCTTGCAGCATTGTGTTTGCTTTCATCACTTGCACATTCTACTGAAGTTGAAGAGGTGCTTGTCGTTGCACGTAGAATTGAAATTCTCATAGAGGATTTTAGTAAGCATCATCGACAAAACCCTATTACTGGTAACTGGCACTATGTTGCAGAACCAGTAAAAACTATCAAAGTAGATAACGATGTTGCAGTGGTTGTGAAAGCAGACCATAACGCATAATCAGAGGGGTCGAAAGACCCCTTTTCTAATAGGCGAGATAGATGGAAATACGTAAGTGTAAGTATTGCGGTAAGGAATTTAAAGCAGTTATAATTTGGTGTCACTATTGCAGTGGTGAATGTGAAAAAAAGGCACATAACAAATGATACTGTCTTCTAATTATATAGTTATTGATGATTTTTTAGATGAAGAACTCTTAACCGCGTTAATTATGTGTTCAGAAAGTTTTCATTTTCGCGACCTAAGTTCTACAACTGCTATACGTGGGCGTAGAAGCAAACGACTAAATTCTATTGTACCGATCACTTCAAGTAAAATAATTAAAAAAATTCAATCCTTGGACGTTTTTTCTGCAGTAAATCATTTTGATTTATTCCTACATAAACTTTATGTAGGACATTTCGAGAAGGGGTATGATATTAAAACTATGGCTTGGCATGATGACATTGGATATAATTGTGCTGGAGTTGTATACTTGAACAAAACTCCTGAGTCTAATAGCGGCACTTTGCTTAATATCGAAGGTGAAGTTATTGCTATTGAAAACAAATTCAACAGACTCGTATTTTATAATTCGAACATATTACATCGTGTTGAAAATGCATTTTCTTCTGAAGCAAAACCTCGTCTTACTTTAACTATTTTCGCTAAATGATATGTAAAGGGCACATAAAAAATGAATTTGATTTATCAGTATTGGGATGGAGAAGTACGCGATTCGTGTAGAGCAGGTGTTGAGGCCATGCGCGAATATGCAAAGATTATTGGTGCTGAGTACATCTTTGATGATAATCCCAACTTTTTGAAGACTCACTTTAAGTATGATTTCGGCAAATATTCTCCGCACTACGGTGCGTTCCGTCCTATCTATGATAAGTTCTTTGACAACTTCGACAAAATTTTATTCTGCGATACTGATGTATTTCCTATTGATGGACTAGAGACTAATATCTTTGATGAGTTCACTGGTGAGATCGGTATCTGCAATGAACCATTTCAACCAAAACAACGAACCATTACCAAGGGACGTATCACTTCACAGCAAGACGAGAGGTGGGCGAAAATGGTACTTGAGACTTGGGGCACCGAAGTGCCACGTACCGAAGACAAATTAGTAGAAGTCTTCAATACTGGTATGGTCTTGTATTCAAAAAAAGCACGAATCAAAGCACGTAAAGAATGGATAGATCCACAGACTTATGTTTCTCTTGTTCGGTCAAAGGGTCTTGATGCGTTCTATACATGCGATCAACCGTACCTCCATGCAATGATGTTTGTGTGTAACTTCGATGTGCAACGCATGAACAACGGATGGAACTCATACATACATTACACTCGTGATATTCATCATGCGGATAGATACTTGTGCGACTGGAGAAACGAAGAGACTAAGTTTGTTCATGTTCAGTTTGCGGGTGCAGATAATCTCGATGCAGAGACGCACTGGAGAATTGTAAATCTGCCACGTGATCAATGGGAGGCACACGTTTGAAGGTATATCAAATCGTAATGAAGGGTGATGAGCGATCTGAGGAATACGCAAGAATCTCTCGTGAATCCTTTGAATCTGCTATAGCGGAAGGTGTCTTACCAGACATTACGACTTATGATGCAGTGACTCCCGAGCGAGAAGACTTTGAGGAGCACGTCAATCTATATAAATGGGAATCTTCTTTGATGGTTGGAGATCTACTGGGCAGTAATCCTGACGATCATTCACCTACCGAGAAAGCAGGTATGTGCTCACACTGGGATCTGCTCCGTATTGCAGCAGAGTCCGATGAGCGTGTTTTGGTACTAGAACACGACACAGTATTGTTACCAGAACATTTTGGTGTCTTTGCTGAATTAATAGAGCACATTGAAAGAGAAGACACTCTCTATGCCAATATAGGTCTTTTCATGGGGTGTTATTCCATACACCCACACACTGCTCGATGGATGTATGACATATTGACAGAGGGTGACTTCCCTATCAACTGTGGGCCTTACTGCACACTACAACGACTGTTCCGTACCTACACGACTGATTGGTTAAAGAAAAATAACTACATGGATTTACCTGCAGGTAAAGAAACTTGTATACATCCATATCACGGATGTGATACACTATGGTTTGGACGCAGAGTTCAAGTACCCTTTAATGAACATGATAGTGATCCTGTCAACAATAAGTGGAAAACTCCCACCACTCAAGTTGTGTCGAAGCGACTTATGGTAACTCAAGATCATCATGGATATCAACAGAGTCATATCAATGAACCTTGGACTAGACATAATTATATGAAAGTAATTGATTGACAACCCACATTCATTGTAGTATAATGTTTATAAATGATGACAGGTGAAGCATGTATACCCCATATACAATATCTGACGTACTAGATGCGTCAAATCAAAATAAGTTTAATGTCATTTCTACCTTTGCAGGTGGGGGTGGCTCGTCTACTGGATACCGTCTCGCTGGTGGTAAAATCCTCTGTATTAATGAGTTTGTAGAAGAGGCGCGTAACACCTACGCTGAGAATTATCCAGACACTCCAATCATCCCCGACGACATCAAAGAGTTGAGTGGAGAAGAGTTCCTAGAAATTTCGGGACTCAAGTCTGGAGAGTTGGATATCCTAGACGGGTCACCTCCATGCTCGGCATTCTCTGTGTCGGGTAAATTAGCACAAACTAAAGGTAACACTCACTCGGATGGGTGGGGTCAAACCAAGAAGTACTCTGATGGCAAGATGGTTGAAAACATTGAAGATCTGTTCTTTGAGTTTCTTCGTGTCGCAGATGTTATTCGTCCAAAGGTTATTGTTGCAGAGAATGTCAAGGGTCTAACTATTGGTGAGGCCAAGCAGTATTTCAATAAGATCAACAACACCTTTACGAAGATTGGGTATGAGGTACACGCAGAAGTATTAGACTCTCGTTACTATGGGGTATCCCAAACTCGTTCTCGTGTAATTTTTATTGGGGTACGTCAAGACGTAGCAGATGTAGTTGGCATCAACTTCATGAATCTACCTAACTATTTTCCCGAAGCGGGTAAGACTGTTGTTCCTATAAAGGATGTTATCGATGGTCTAGAGTATGATCAAGAAGAGGTTGACTTGCTTACCGAGAAGTTTATGAAAACAAAGTACTGGTCTGTCACTGGTTCTGCAATGCCGACTTTCCCTGAGAAGGTATTGCATGGATATGATTATCACCCCAAGAAACACCACTTCAACCTGAAGCGAGCATCTCTTAATCACCCGTCACCTACTCTGACTGCTATGGGATCTGGTGCTACAACTGCGGGGGTATTCCACTGGTGCGAACCAAGAAAGTTGACATTGGGTGAATTAAAACGTATAATGTCTTTACCAGATGATTATAAGTTGACTGGTAAATGGGATCAGAAGGCAGAGCGTATCGGTCGCATGGTTCCCCCATTATTGATGAAGTCTGTCGCTGAAGCAGTATATGAGAACATATTAAAGGTATATAATGAACGGGCATAAACCTGACTTTTCTTTCGCGCATCGTGAAGAAGGGTTCGACAATCACATTGATCAGAGTATACGAGGTTATTCTGATCTACATAAAGACATAATTTCAATGAGCAAATACTTCATTGAAGATAATACGTCTGTTGTTGATATTGGTTGTTCTACTGGTAAGACCATTTATGAAATGGCGAAGTACAATAAAGCGACATCCCCTAATGCAAGGATCTACGGGGTAGAGTATGCAGTGGGATTTGAGAATGCTCTTGCAGAGCGTCAAACTCAGTGTGCTAATGAAGACCTGAAAGCAGAGTTCTTTATTGAAGATATACGCGACTTCTCGTGGCCATGTGACTGTAGTCTAGTTACATCTATATTCACCCTACAATTCATGCCACGTCAATCTAGACAGTCCGTGGTACAAGAGATCTACCAAGCACTGATTGACGGCGGTGCTTTTATATTTGCAGAGAAGACTGTTGCTGAGTCTGCGAGAATGCAACAGATACTTACCTTTTCTCATTATGATTACAAGAGACAGAACTTCACTGCAGAAGACATCATGGACAAAGAGCAAGAACTTCGATCCATGTTGAAACCGAATACTTGGAATGAACTGCGCAATCTATTGTTGACTGCGGGTTTTCAAGATATTCAACCGTTCTGGCAAAACCATCAATTCGTTGGTGCGATTGCAATAAAATAGTTGATGAACTATTGGTTGTTCTGATACTATATCACAAATGTCATAGAATAGGAGAGACGAAATATGGCAATGAAAGTAGACTTAGGATTTGATCCTAAAACAAAAGAGAGGCAGACGTTCATTATTATAATGACGCCTGAACTAGCAAAGTATATCCTTGATAATCACAACAAGGATAACCGTCTGATGAAGCAATCACAGGTACGTGCTATCAAAAAATCCGTACTAAAAGAAGGTTTCATTTGGGACGGTGATGCATTGCGCTTTAACACCAATGGAAATATTACTGAATATCAACATAGATTGCAGGTAATCGTAGACATGGGTTTGACTGTAGAAGTTCCTGTAGTCACGGGAGTTTTACCAGACTCGTTTACAAAAGGTGCAGAGGCACGTAAACGTACTGCGGGTGATGAGATCCAACGCAAGTACCCACACGCGTTGTCAAGTGAAATTACCACTCTCAGTGAGTTTGTTAAGCGCCGTGGTATGCCTGCCTTGAATATGGGTAATGCTATTGATTACTGGGAAAGGTTCTCGGTGTATGTGAAGGAAGGAAATACACTGATCGATGAATTCTTCGATAACGTGGCGCAGTACTCTCCCTATCGCAGAAACTTTGCGTGTTGGGCCGCCCTCATGGTCATGAATGATCGAGCAGACATCGTAAATGATTTCCTAACTATACTTGCAGATCACATTTTGCGAAATACTCCGTGCACACTTAGTGACGACTTTTATAAATTCTTTGCTAAAAACTCATGGGAAATGAGTAATGCGGGACGTGCAACATTCATGTATCAGTTACTATGTGTTGCAAGTGATCGTCTAGATAAGTCTGGTGATGGCGAGACTGAACTGGGAGTAAATATTAGTCACTTCGACCATGCACGACTCTCCAAAAAAGGATTCTATCGTAAGTTCCTAGAGAATCCACAAAATATATAATATTACACGGGGGTTGACAACAACCCCCTTTTCAATTATAATGGATCACATGACTAAAGAATTCTATACCTCTGCCGTGCGATACGGCAACAAGATTTTGTATCGTGGATATCGTGACGGTGAAAAAATTACCGAGCGTGTCGCGTTCAAACCCAAACTTTACATTTCTGGACAAGGTGCGACAGGGTGGACTACACTCGATGGTCTACCCGTGACCGAGTGTCAGTTCGACTCCATAGACGAGGCCAAGGATTTCGAGAAGCGATATTCTGGTGTCTCGAACGTTGCCATACACGGTAACACCAACTATGTCGCTCAGTTTATTACTGAAAAGTTCCCGAACGATATTCCGTTTGACCGTAGTATGGTTGACGTGATGAATATCGATATCGAGGTTGCGTCCGACTCTGGATTCCCTCAACCCGAGAGCGCAGAGCATCCAGTTATCTCTATTGCTATTCGTCGGAACAACGGTGAGTATTGGGTCTGGGGATTGGGGCAGTATACTCCTACTCAAGACAATGTACTCTATATCACGTGCGATAACGAGTTCGACCTACTTCAGAAGTTTGTCCAATACTGGTCTACCCATACTCCTGATATCGTAACTGGTTGGAACGTGTCTGGTTTCGATATCCCGTATCTGGTCAACCGTATGACTAAACTGACGGGCGAGCAGACTATGGCGAAGCGTATGTCTCCGTGGGGTCTCATCCGTGAGCGGAACTTCACCCTGCACGGCAAGACCAATCAGCGGTGGATTCTAGAAGGCGTCGAGATCCTTGACTACCTTGAGGTTTACAAGAAGTTTACCTATACGCAACAAGAGTCGTATCGTCTCGATCATATCGCATATGTGGAACTGGGTAAGAACAAACTATCCTACGAAGAGCACGGTAACCTGCATACTTTGTATAAGGAAGACTATCAGAAGTTCATTGACTATAACATTCGAGACGTAGAACTGGTTCACCTCTTAGACGAGAAACTTGACCTGATCTCTCTCATCTTGACTATGGCCTACAAGGCAGGTGTGAACTATACCGATACCCTTGGTACTACTGCTATCTGGGATTCGATCATCTATCGAATGCTGAACCAGAAGAAGATCGTGGTACCACCCAAGACCGAGAAACCCAAGACTTCATATCCAGGCGCGTATGTGAAAGACCCACAGGTAGGTTCACACGACTGGGTAACATCCTTTGACCTGAACTCTCTGTATCCCAATATCATTGTCCAGTACAACATGTCTCCGGAGACTGTACTCGATGGATTCCATAACGATGTGTCCGTAGATAAGTTTCTGAACCGAGAGGTTGACGTGTCAGATAAAGACTACACGCTCGCTCCTACTGGCATTCGATTTGCGAAAGATCGTAAAGGTGTGGTTCCCTCTATCATTGAGCAGTACTATTCTGAACGTCGAATCATCAAGACGCAGATGTTGGATGCACAGCAAGCAATGCAGAACAATCCATCTAAGGAACTTGAGTATCGTATCACCTCGCTCAACAACCAGCAGATGGCCATTAAGATTCTTATGAACTCTCTCTATGGTGCACTGGGCAATCGGTTCTTCCGTTACTTTGATCAACGTGTTGCTGAGTCGATCACTCTTGCGGGTCAGTTATCTATCAAATGGGCAGAACGTGCAGTCAACGATGAGATGCAGAAACTTCTCAAAACTGATGAAGATTATGTTGTTGCGATCGACACCGACTCTCTGTATATCCGCATGGGCGATCTGGTAAAGAAGTTCAATCCCAAAGATCCTGTTAAGTTTCTTGATAAGATTTCGTCTGAGCACTTCGAGAAGGTTCTGGAGAAATCATATGCAGAGTTCGCAACCATAACTAATGCGTATAGCAATCGTATGGAGATGGGTCGTGAGGTTATCGCAGACCGTGGTATCTGGATGGCGAAGAAGCGTTACATCCTGAACGTCCACAACAACGAGGGTGTCCAGTACTCGCAACCCAAACTCAAGATGATGGGCATCGAAGCGATCAAGTCATCGACTCCTTCTGTCGTCCGTGACAAGATGAAGGAGATATTCCGAGTCATCATACAAGGTACCGAATCAGATACACAGCGATACATTTCCGACTTTAAGTCCCATTTCAAGAACTTACCACCCGAAGACATCTCGTTTCCTCGTGGAGTATCTGAGGTTAGTAAATGGTCTGACCGCAAAATGACGTACAAGAAAGGTACACCTATCCATGTGCGTGGTGCCTTGATGTATAATAAGGGTGTCAAAGAAAAATCTCTCACCAAGAAATACGAACTAGTACAGAACGGTGAGAAGATCAAGTTTGTCTACCTGAAGATGCCGAACCTATTGGGGGAGAACGTGATATCTTTTCCTCAGTATCTACCGCCCGAGTTAGGACTACATGGCCACATCAATTATGACCTGATGTTCGAGAAGACATTCATTGACCCACTCACACCTATTCTTGATGCGGTGGGTTGGGTCGCTGAACCTAAGGCGACATTGGAAGATTTCTTCGGATGAAATTAGACCACTTGATATGGGACGAGACGGGGTGGGGATATCTGCCCGCCACAGATGAACTCTTTAATATATTACAAGAGACTATTGATATTGCTCAACCCACGTCTCTGCTTGAGATCGGGTTCTATGCGGGTCACTCAACGACTTACTGGGCAGAGTTGCTTGAAAAGGATGTTGATATCGTATCTTGCTATCCCACCAATCATCCACGTGGAGATAAGCATGGCCCTCGAATAGAATCAATATATTCTAATGTGAAGGTCATATGTAAGGCATCTCCGGAGATCGTCACCGAGTTTCCTAAGCGTAAATTCGATTTAGTTTATATCGATGGTAATCATACATACAGCAACGCATACGAAGATACGCTGGCAGCATTTGTAGTAAATGCAGATTATGTTATGTACGACAATACTGAGTTAGATGAAGTTAGACGATGTGTTAATAAATTCGTGTCTGCAGGATATTATAGCATAGCAAAAGAGTTTGAGTATCTGTCTACATTCAAGGGTGTTCAACAGACCAATAGAATGACTCTCGTAAAGGTTGACAAGTGACTATTGTTATGATAGCATGTATCTATGAATTATGAATTAACTATATTTAAATCTCAGTTTGATAACAAGACCCACAGGAAGGTATCTCTTCCTACGTGGGATAAGTTTGTTGAACTGCTGTATGGTCTGTCTGAACAAAAAGGTGAGAAAGGTGGAAATAATTCTAGTCCTCTTATTACTCCTGCTATTTTTGAAACCAATAGCACGCGTTCTAATAAGTCTACTTTATATTGGGGTGGTTGGTGCGCTGTTGATGTGGATGATCATGTTTTTTCTCCTGATCTGGTATCTTTAAAAAATGAACTTATTGCCAGATTTTCTAAATATGATTTTGTTGTATACTCTACTGCCTCTTCTCGTACTGAACATCCTAAGTTTAGGATTGTCTTTCGTACTGATGAAGTTATCGAGTCCGACCGTATTAAAAAGTTTTGGTATGCTCTCAACACCCACCTTGGAGAAATCGGTGATCCCCAAACTAAGGATCTTGCACGAATGTATTATGTTCCTGCGAGTTATCCTAATGCGTTTCATTTTATTTTCGATCATAGGGGCGGTTCTGCTCTTAATGTATCTGAACTTATTGCAAGTTATCCATATGTAGAAAAAACAGGTAACAGTTTCCTAGATAGACTACCACCAGAGATGCAGAAGCAAATAGTTGAGTATCGTAAGAACAGTCTAAATAACACCGACATCAATTGGGTATCATATCACGACTGTCCGTTCTGGCCTAGGAAACTGGGAGCGGAATATCAACAGATTACTGGTACGGGTTGGTACTCAAAGATGTATCAGATTATGGTAGCACTTGCAGGACGTGCATACGAGAAGGGGTATCCCATCACTGCACAACAAATCGCAGACATGTGTAAGGAATTTGATCGTGAGACTGGTAATTGGTATGACAACCGTCCTCTTACGGTAGAAGCAGATCGCGCACTAGAGTACATATACAGGAACGGATAATGGATAGAAAATTTTTAATAACAGGGGCGGCAGGGTTTATCGGATCACAGTTGATGAACCGTCTGAAGAAACAGGGACATTACGTAGTTGGGTACGACAACTTTAATGATCATTTGTATGAACCCAAACTAAAACAAGATCGAGTAGATCATTTTGATATTGATGTTCGCTATGCTGACTTACGTAAAGAAGAGGCGGTTCAATTAGCACTAATGGTGCACAGACCTACGGATATTATCCATCTCGCTGCACACGCGGGTGTGCGCGACTCGTTCGGTAAAGAGAAGCAGTATCATGCAAATAATATCGATGCTACTCAGAACTTGATTGACATGTGTAAGAAACATGCGCCCGAAGCACGTATCATCTATGCATCGACCTCTTGTGTATTTGCGGGTAGTGAACTACCTTGGACAGAAGGTAAAGAGACTGGTAAGCAATTAAACCCTTATGGTTGGACTAAGTGGGCAAATGAGTGTCAGTTCCAGTCATCGGGTCTTCATACTATTGGTCTACGTTTCTTTACTGTATATGGCCCGTGGGGTAGACCTGATATGGCACTCTTTGACTTTACGAAAAAGATACTTGCAGAAGAAGAGATTACCGTGTATAATTATGGGGATATGAAGCGTGATTTCACTTACGTAGAAGATATCCTTGACGGTATCGAGTGTGTAATTTGGAATGACGTAGACGCAGGAGAGATCTTCAATATCGGACGGGGTAAACCTGTGCCGTTGATGGAGTTCATATCAGAGATTGAGAAGAACACAGGTAAGGATGCAATCAAGAACCTTGTGCCTAAGCATCCTGCAGACACTCAAGAAACTTGGTCTAACACCAGTAAACTTGAAGCACTTGGATATAAACCATCAACAGATGTAAGTGTTGGTATTAAGAATTTTTACGATTGGTATGTGGAGTATCATAATGGCAGATGATTTTGATGATTACGTTCCTGAGAAACCTACAGGAGAAGCGACACCCGAACCTATTAGTATCAACAATCCTCTGGTCATGGGGATTGTTGGTCATGGATTTGTAGGCAAAGCAGTTGAGTATGCATTCCTACATGATATGGTCAAGCATTGTATTATAGATCCTATCTATGATACTACAGTTGACAATCTAATCACAGAGAAACCTCACGTGGTCTTTATCTGTGCGCCTACTCCACAGAACCCTGATACTGGGTTTGTAGATGCTTCTATCGTAGAAGATGCTGTACTGAAACTGATCTATCACACTAACGCACTTGTTGTTGTGAAATCAACAATCACACCTGACATTGTTGATCGCATCTACAACTCTATTGAACCCAAAGACTTTGATCGATTCGTATATAATCCCGAGTTCCTGACAGAAAAGTCTGCGTGTGAAGATTTCGTGAATGCTGAACACCATGTACTAGGTGGGACTAAATCCGCATGTCAAGACCTCTCTGAGATCTATGAAGTATTCTCTAATTGTAAATCTACAAACTTTTACTTTATGTCGGGTTGTGAAGCATCTTTTGTAAAGTATGCTACGAATGCATACCTAGCAACTAAGTTAACGTTCTTCAATCAGTTGAAAGATCTGGTTACTTCGTTTGACTGTAGTTACAATATCGTATCTCGTGCAGTGGGTGCGGATGATCGAATTGGTGTCAAACACACTCGGGTACCTGGCCCTGACAAGAAGAAGGGGTTTGGTGGTGCGTGTCTGCCCAAAGATACTCGTGCACTACTAAAGTTCTCGGAGACTCGTGGCAAGGATGCCCGTTTCGATTTGTTGGAAAATGTCTTGACAATTAACTCAAATTATCGTAAAATATACGAGTTAGATGAACGTGAAAAAGTGAATAACATTACATTCGGAGATGATTAATGTCTATAATGGATAAACTAAAGAAGAACTCTAAGATCAAGACAACCGAGGTGTTGTCTGAATCAAAGTTCTTCACTGAGAAAGATATGGTTCCTACCAACGTGCCAATGGTGAACGTTGCTCTGTCGGGATCTATGGATGGGGGTGTGACGCCTGGTCTTACAGTTTTAGCAGGGCCATCCAAACACTTCAAAACTTCATTCGCTTTATTGATGGCGGGTGCATATCTAGAGGCAAAGAAAGATGCGGTACTATTATTCTATGATAGTGAGTTCGGTTCCCCCCAATCTTATTTCGAACAGTTTGGAATTGATACTAATCGGGTGCTTCATACTCCTATCACAAATGTAGAAGAACTGAAGTTTGATCTGATTGCACAGTTAGAAGAGATCGGTCGTGATGATGACGTACTTATTGTTATTGACTCTATCGGTAACCTTGCATCTAAGAAGGAACTAGAAGACGCAATCAACGAGAAGTCTGTTGCGGATATGTCACGTGCAAAAGCATTGAAAGGTCTGTTCCGCATGTGTACTCCATACCTTGCAATGAAGAACATTCCGATGTTGGCAATCAACCACACCTACAAAGAGATCGGATTGTACCCGAAAGACATCGTTGGTGGTGGTACAGGTATTTACTACTCTGCTGATACTATCTGGATTCTTGGTCGTAGACAGAACAAGACTGGTACCGAAGTCACGGGTTATGACTTTGTGATCAATGTCGAGAAGTCTCGATACGTCAAAGAGAAGTCGAAGATTCCTATCTCGGTATCTTGGGATGGTGGTGTAGAGAAATACTCTGGACTGTTGGATGTTGCACTTGCAGGTGGTTATGTTATCAAACCGAGTAATGGTTGGTATCAGAAAGTCAACAAAGAAACTGGTGAAGTGTTGGAACCCAAGGTGCGACAGAAGGATACCTTATCTGGAGAGTTCTGGGAGTATGTTTTTGAGTTCACAGATTTCAATGAATTTATTACAAAACAGTACCAAATAGGGTTGCCAACACAGGTAGATTTTGATACAATAGTGGAATCAGTTAATGATTAATCTGGATAAAATATCTGAGGGTATCGACTATGAGTTGATCCCTGTAGAATATGTTGACCATGAGGCCGCGTGGGATGTTCGCATCCTACGGGGTGAATTTACTGAAAGTATTATTAGATATGGGACAATCAGTTTCGACGGCGAGCGAGATTGTTTGACATTTGACTTTCGTGTTGTGACCACACCACACTCTGAACTGGACTCATCTAATGTTGAGTTACAGGAAGTTGCGGGAGGTATCCTTGAGGATATCCTTGCTCGTGGCATTAGTGAGGGGTGGGTATACAGCACAGAGAAAAAGGATCAACATGGAAATACAATTGGAACAGACGATTCTGAGGAATCTGCTGACTAATGATGCATATGCGAGGAAGGTTGCTGCATTCCTTTCTCCTGATTATTTTGAGGGGGTCTATAAAGGTCTCTTCAAAGAATTCACTAAGTTTATCGCGAAGTATAACAAACTTCCCACCAAAGAAGCATTCAAGATTGAGATCGATGAAGGTGATCGTCTAAACGATGAGCAATACCGTCATGCGATGGAGATCCTTCCGAACATCTTTACTGCTGAACCGGAGAATCTAGATTGGTTGATTGACCGTACTGAGAAGTGGTGTCAAGATCGTGCAGTATACAATGCTATCATGGAATCAATCCAAGTGATTGATGGTAAGCATCAGACATTGACAAAGAATGCTCTACCTGACATTCTGTCAAAAGCATTAGCAGTAACGTTTGATACTAACATTGGTCACGACTACCTTGAAATGGTAGACGAGCGATTTGACTTCTATCATACCGAAGAAGAGAAACTACCATTTGACTTGGATTACTTCAATCGAATCACCAAGGGCGGGATACCAAACAAAACCCTCAATATCGCGTTGGCCGGTACTGGTGTTGGTAAGTCTCTGTTTATGTGTCATTGTGCAGGTGCCGCCCTCAATCAAGGGAAGAACGTCCTATACATTACTATGGAAATGGCAGAGGAACGTATCGCAGAACGTATTGATGCTAACCTACTGAATGTACCTATTGATCAACTTGAGAACTTATCGAAGGATATGTTTACTCAGAAGGTACTTAACCTAAAGAGTAAGACCAATGGTAAGTTGGTTGTAAAAGAGTATCCAACAGGACAAGCGAATGCTTCGCACTTTCGTGCACTGTTGAATGAATTGAAACTGAAGAAAAACTTTGTTCCTGATATCATATATATTGATTATCTGAACATCTGTGCTTCTTCTCGAATGAAGGCGATGGGCGGTGCAATTAATTCATATACGTATATTAAGTCGATTGCTGAAGAACTACGTGGTCTTGCGGTCGAATTCGACGTGCCGATCGTGTCTGCAACACAGACGACACGTTCTGGTTACTCTAATGACGATGTTGGGTTGGAAGATACGTCCGAGTCTTTTGGACTACCCGCAACCGCAGACTTCATGTTCGCACTTATTAGCAATGAAGAACTTGCAAACAATGGACAGATACTTGTAAAGCAGTTGAAAAACAGGTATAATGATCCTACGTCTAATCAACGTTTTGTTGTCGGTATTGATCGTTCTAAAATGCGTCTCTTTGACGTTGACCAGAATGACTCTCCATTGAACAAAGAAGAAGATACTGGCCCAGCATTTGATAACAGTTCAAGTGGTGAGCGTGTGAAATCAGAACGATTCGAAGGATGGAAAGTATGACACCTATAGGTCAAACATTACTGACACTTCTATGTATGATATGTGCATGGTACTGGGGATACACTCAAGGTAAACAAATGGGTGTGGTGAATGCTATACAGTATTTTAAGAAAAAGAAATACTTTAGAGATGGAATTGATATACTCGATGACTTTGAGGAAGAAGAAGATGAGTGAAGTAAACCTGATTGCAATTAGTAAACCTAATGTAGGAACAACGGGATGTTTGGACGCAAACGAATTGATTGCATATACAGCACGTGTGAGTAATCCAGCGAACCAAAACAATGCGGAGACTGCACCACGTCTGTTGAAGTACTTGATCAAACACCAACACTGGTCACCGTTTGAGATGGTGCATATGACTCTCGAAATCAAAACGACACGTGATATCTCTCGACAGATTCTACGTCACCGTTCGTTTTCATATCAAGAATTCTCCCAACGTTATGCAGAGTCCGAAGACTTTATATCAAGGGAAGCACGGTTGCAAGATCCAAAGAATCGTCAGAACTCAATTGATATCAATGTTCCTGAAGCTGTCAAGGGTGGGTTGAGCACACCCGAAAGTCGATTAGCAGAAGTGTGGAGCATGAAGCAAGCAGAGGTTATATCTAAGTGTAAAGAGGTATATAACTGGGCACTAAGTAATGGTATTGCTAAAGAACAAGCACGTGCAGTACTACCCGAAGGTAATACCGAGACGACTATTTACATGGCGGGTTCGTTACGTTCTTGGATCCATTATTGCAAATTGCGCATGGGTATCGAGACTCAGAAGGAACACCGTATTGTCGCAGAACAGTGTTGGGAACACATTAAAACGCATTTCCCTGATATTGCGGAGGCAGTAAATGAAATCAATTGATAGATTCATTTGTCCTATTGTAAGTGATGAAGATGGTGAGATGTGCATTGAATTTCCTGATGAGTTCATGGATGCACTTGACTTGAAGGTGGGTAATGTGTTAGTATGGGAACCTGGCCCTGACGGCACATGGATTATTAAACTTTTTGTAGAAGAGGAAGATGGTAATGAATAAAGGTGATATAGTAACTGTAATGAGTAGTATCGGTGAATACATCGGTAAATTCAATAGTTATATTGATGGTGGTGTGAGCATTGATGACCCACGATTAATCGTGCGTGATCAAGACGGTAAGGTTGGGTTCGGACGTGGTGTGTGTATGTCTGCACTAGAGAATCCATCGAATGTTGTATTTGGTGATATCATTTTTGTGGTTAAAACCAATGAGACCTTCGAGAAGGCGTGGATCGAAGCGACTAGTGGTATCATTGTATAATGAGTGAAGTCGTAATTCGCAACAAGAATCTGTTAAAAACTCTCAACAACTTTGTTGACGAACTCTTGATTACAGATAACTATAATGATCCAATCTATCACGTATGTAGTGAAGAGGAAGACAAGACCAAGGGTGAGTACTACTGTAGCGAAGAATATCTCCGTGAGTGTATGTCTCGTGATAAACTAGTAGGCCCACCTGACCGTCACTTCGCCCAACCCATTTCGAAGATGGTGCGTATTCATCCTGACAAATGGTCTGATTATATGAAACGCGTTAAGTATGACTTTGCTGCAGAGATAGGTGCGCATACTAGTGCACTCCTATCGTACTACCCGCCTGGTGGGTTTGTGGGTTGGCATACTAACTACGATGCAACTGCTTATCAAGTTCTCTTTACTTGGTCTGACGGTAATGGTTACTTTCGATACTATGACATGGAGAAGGATGATATTGTCCATATTCCAGATGTTAAGGGTTGGCAGTGTAGACATTATTACTTTGGGCCTGAGGACGAACCAGAGAATATCTGTTGGCATTCTGCATATGCGGGTGGTGAACGACTAACCCTTGCGTATAAGTTTTGTGGATACGGTAAGGATGATCCTCGTGATCAACAAGCACGTGATCTCCGTGATTTATTAATTGAGGAAATTGAAAGTGTCTGACTTGAAATTTACTACTGCGGGTGATATAATGGATGAAGAAGATCTGACGTGGACGTTATCTCCACACGGTCGGACTCTACAAGTCGCCCAATGGATAGTTGAAACCTATGCTGATCGTGTGGGTGAGAATGAAGCAACCGAACGTTGGGTCACTGCATCCCAACAAATTTTAGATATGGAGAAAGATGATGAGCATTGATAATGCAACCCCCGAGGAATGGGATCGTGCTGCTGCTGCTGAACGCGTGAAGCAGTTTGGGTATGATGTTTGTGAGTCAAGTGAAGTTCATCCAGAGCAACTTACATTGGGTGATGTGTTAGACGGTATACCTAAGTTTGACTTTATGCCTCGTATTGAATACAAGTTCCGTGAGAACGAACTGATCAATGAACTGCAGTTATATATCGATAAGACTTATGATCAGCATTATGCGGGTGGTAAGATTCAAGCGACCGAGGACATTATTGACGATGGCCACGGTACTGGTTTCTGTATCGGTAATGCAAAGAAGTATTTGAAGCGTTACGGTAAGAAAGGTGAGACTCCTGCCGAGTGGCGTAAGGATATTATCAAGGTATTACACTACGGATTAATTCAACTTTACGTGCATGATTTGGAACATGGGAATACTTCTAACTAACGGTGACTCATTCACATATGGTGATGAATTGCGAGGAAGTCGCAGTCCTGACGGAATTGATACGCATCATCACCATACCTTCACGTATAAACTTGCGTCCATGATTGATCGTAAATATGCGAACTTGGGTAAAAATGGATCATCGAACTGTAAGATATATCGAAGAACGATTGACCATCTAATGACGGATCCACGAGAAGTTGATCTCGTCGTTATCACATGGAGTTCTATGGGTAGGTATGAAATATGCGAAATGGATCAGAAGGCGGGTGACGCATCTTTTCATATAGATTATGAAAATAATATGAATCAAATCATACCCTCACAAAAAACATTATCTCTGTTGTATAATTTTGGGCCACATCCCGACGAGAATCAGTTTCGGCATAACACTATCAAGGAATATGTTGAAAATGTACTCACAGTACAAACTCAGATATTCAAAACACTGACCTATATGAAGCATATTCAGTGGATATGTGATACTAAAGGTATTCCGGTAATACAGGGTATAGTACACCCCGCAAACTATCATAGTATTATGCACACACTCAAACTAGATGGTTGGAGTGACTATAAGTCGTTTGTGATAGATACTCTATCATACCTTAGACCAGAGTGTAAAATTGGGTTTGGTTATTATTCTACTATATATGAACAGGTGATTGATGAGAAAGAAATTTTGCCTATGGGACATGTAAATGAGGACTGTCATACACGATATGCTGACGTGCTACTGGATGTAATAAAAGAAAAGGGTTTGCTGGATGTTATTAACTAATGGGTGCAGTTTTGTATGGGGTGATGAGTTAGAAGGATATGATCAAAGTCCACCTGCTCATTGGCATCATACATTCACTCACAAACTCGCCAACAAGTTAGGTGTTGATTATGTTAATCTAGGGACATGTGGTGCGTGTAATGATAAGATCTTTCGGGATACTATGCATTATCTACGCAACTGCGACAAATATCCTACCCATATAGTAATTCTTTGGTCTGCGTGGCAGAGAGGAGAGGTTGCTGAAAGTCATGATGAAGATTATGAAGAAGTGCGTAAGATTCAAAGGTGGCAGTGTATGACTCAGATATCACCATCTAGGTTGCACAACTTAAAACCATCTTTAGCAGAAGCACTAGACAGTTACTACGATCACTGTGATGTTTTACGTGCAGGAATTCTAGAGACCCTGAGTCGCATGTGTGATATGCAATGGTTGTGCGACACTCTTGGTATCAAACTAATACAAGGGACATTCCATCGTCGATCACATTTCAATTTAAAACATGCATTGAAACCTTCACATCGTCGCGGTGATGCTCGTGACACTAATTGGGGTGAGTGGCAGGATTATGTTATTGATCTATTAGATGAACTAAAACCAACTAGTCGTATAGGTTTGGGGCACTGGATTGATCTTTTCAGTCTAGCGGAGCGCGACTTTTCGATTAGAGAATATGGTCATCCAGATGAAAATGCTCAAACCGAGTATGCGAACATTCTGCATCATATTTTCAAAACATCATTTGAGTAAACAATGAAGAACATTATCTTGCAACATTGGGCAGGCCCGATGAATGAACTGGTGGAGAAGTCCACCGAAAGCATGAAGCGATATGCAGAGTCCATTGGTGCAGAGTATGAATTCCTACGGGGTATTGTATTTCGTCCGGATATCGCACACAAACTTGACTACCCATGTCAGAAACTCATCTACCTCGATGAGAAATATGATGAATATGACTATGTGGTAATGGTAGACGCAGACATGTTTGTCTCGGAGAATTGTAATCAAAACATTTTTACTGATGACGTGGGTATAGGACGACACACAGATATCCAAACTGCACTGCGCAAGAATTTAGTTGGACTGTATCCACATCTAGGTAATCTCGATGCACCTTACTTTGGTGGGTCTGTCTTTCGATTACACCGTGAGTTACGCAAGCAGTTTCGCCGTGAATTAACAGAAGAGATCATTATGGCATTTGCTCGACGTTATCATGACGAAGGTGTGATGCATGTGCTTGCAAACCGATGTGGTTTCAGACATACCGATGATGATGTCTATCTGAATGGACAAATGTGGAATTACTCATCATTTGAACCTGATGTAGAACGTGCAAACTTCATCCATATCCGCACCAAAGTTACCCCCCAAGGGCCTAAACGTGAGAAGATAGAGAACTATCGTGAATTAGTATCACGCGGCCTGATCAAATAATACACATCTTCAAATAAGTTTTAGTATAAATACCCATGAACATAATTAATTTCGTGGGTATTGTTTATGAGACTTATATTATCTTTCGCTGTGATGGCGGTCGTGTTTGGTGTGTCTGTGGTAAATGCACAGGAAGAACCTATAGATAACGTCATCAGAACGGAATCTAAAACTGAAAGTGCAGTGACTACAAATGGTAATATGACTACCACATTGAAGTCTCCACCGCCTTCTGCAATATCTCCCACAATCAACACGTCTAACTCCGACTTATGTACGTTCGGTGTTGCAGGCGCAGTGCAAACGCAGATTCTCGGTATCTCTATGGGAACGCAAGTAACTGACTTGAATTGTGAGAGATTGAAGAATGCGAAGACACTGTATGACATGGGTATGAAGGTGGCCGCAGTAAGTGTCATGTGCCAAGATGAGCGGGTGTTTGATGCTATGTGGAATGCGGGTACACCTTGTCCTAAAGACGGTCTAATCGGTGAAGAGGCAAGGTTGGCATGGGTGCTAGATGAGAGCGAAACCCCGAAACCGGATGAAGAGAATAAGGAGCGAAGTGTTGAAGAAGAAACTATATGGGGTACTGGTGCTGTTGGCGGCGTCTTATTGCTCTTACTCTTACTCTAACGATTACATATTTGGTACAACTAACAACGCGGCGGGTGCAGGTTACAATTGGGTAATGACCCAAATACTCCCGCAGCAGGCGGGTCTTGAAGTCACTGGTGTTATATACCGTTACACTGCAGTGAAAGACCCTGAGTCGAATATGGTTGTGCATGTCCAGAATGAAGACGCACAGAACCCTGGCCAGTACATTTTTAGAGAAACAGATGATTGGTCTCAGAGACAAGGTAAGACCATCTACAAACTAGTCCCACAACCCAACGTAGTCATTGATCGATGGGGTGATGGTTCGATAGAAGTAGAGGGGGATGGTACTGTAGAGGATGCATTGGTCACATACGATTATCGTTATGACCCGTGTTTTGATCCTCAATCAGATCCATCATGCCCTAACTATGTACAACCAATTCCGGATATACCGGAAGTAGATCTTAGTTCTATCTATGAAATGAACGACGATTTCATTGCACAGAGCGAAGATGACAAAGAGATAGATCCAGAGGATCTTGACGAAGACGAAGAAGATCGAGAGAGACAACGGGTTGTTCAGTTGAAAAAAGAACGACTAGAAGTTGCATTGGGTGCAGTTAACTCTGCACTAATGACTTCAGAAGCACAAGCAAAATATGCTTCATTAATGAGTTTGAGTGTGATACCCGAAACGTACACAGTACAACGGATACCTGTTGTAACGTACGAGGAAACGATCACACTAATAGATTCTGAGTTGCCAGACAATAAAAGGGCACTCAACAATTTGGCACAACAACATTTGCATACGCAGATGGTGGACTTACAGTATGAACAAAATAAAAAATAAAGGAGAACTATAATGTTCAAGAAGGCACTATTAGCATCAGCATTTGTTGCGTGTGGAGTACAGGCACAGGTTGATGTACCCATTACAGGAAATGTAGAATCTAAGTGCGTTATCGTCACAGACACGCCTGGGGTCTACGGAAACCCATTGTCTAACCTTCTAAGCACTTCACCCCAAAATGGTGGTGTATTGCCTATCGTTCGTTACGACATCATTGAGGCAAACTCATACAAGGCGCAGATCACTTGGCCACAGTCTTTCACTACTTCACCAGTATTGAATGACTTGGTTAACTGGACGGGTTCTGTAGAACTGTCTGATGTTTCTGATGCATCAATGTCTGATTTTGAAACTAGCAAAATCGAATGGGAGAATGTCACTGAGTATGATCTCACTATTGCTGGTTCTGCTTGGTTCAAGATTAATTCAGAAGCAGACTATGGTTATGATAAGTCATTTCCAGGCGGTCAGTACCGTGCATCTGTGTTAGCAGAATGTATCGCAAAATAATACTTTATTTGATACTTGCGTGTCCATTTGTGCAGGTTAACGCCCACGAATGGACACCCACGTATCCTGCAATGAGATACTCTTTTATTGATGGTATCATGACTACACAAATGAAGTTATTGAATAAACGTAAAGACATCAATTGGTATGAAGTTTCTGTGTACGACGATGAGTTTAATCCAGTGCCCTTTCAAGTGGGTGGTGGTAAGATTCAAAAAGTCACACATTTACAAAGAAAATACATAGATGTATATGTGCGAGAATCGGATCTGAGTAGAGCAACGTATATCTGTTCTAGGTCTAAGAGCATTGCAGATGTAGAACGCGGTACCTTTCTTGCGTCGAGGATATGCTCTAAACTGAGAAAATAAAATGAGAATGAGAGTTTTATTATTAATTGGCATTTACTTTATTGTAGGATTCTACTGCGGCGCGGCGTGGGGACAAAATGGTTCACTCAACCTAAACATACCGACATCACCGCAAAACTTTGCATCCGATCAATTTAGAGCAGGTGATATGGATTGTAGACAAGCGATTGGTTCGTCTACTAACGTAGAATTTGGTGTAGTTGGTATTCTGGATCAGAATGACCCATATAGTTTTCAGGCATCTGGAGATCCAAGATTTAACAACGATGATCTCATGAAAGACATTGGTGTATATGCACGTATAACTATACCTATAGGTGCACCTAAAAAACGTATTGACTGTAATGCATTCTTTACACTAGAACTAGAAAGACGTAGACTAGAAGTATTGAGACTTCAACAGGAGATTACTAATCTCCGAAGACTACAATTCGAGGATGACAAATAATGTCTGATGAAGATAATAAGACCGAAATAGAATTCGGCGGTATGACCTTCAAAGGCGGTAAGATGTTTGCACTTCTTACCGCATTGTCCACTCTTGGCGGTGCCACGTGGGGGGCGTTCGAGTTCTACAAGGACTATATGGATATGAAGGAGATCATCCAGAATATTGATGTGGGTGAAATCCAAGCACGTAATGATATAGTCGAGACCAAACTTAACGAGGCCATCGACTACACTCGTGATATCAAGAACTCTCTTAAAGATGACATCATACGTATCGAGACTATCACAGAACGTACCAGTAACCGTGTCAAGGACGTACAGGACGATATCGATGAACGTATGAGAGACCTTGCAGATATAAATAGAGAAATGGAAAAGGATGTGCGAGATTCTATGCGAGAAGCAGAAAATCGCATAGAATCGAAGATGGAAAAGTTGGATAAAGACCTTCGTGATACCTTACAGAAAGCATTAGACAATCCTTTATCGGATTAAAAATCAGAGGTAACAATGGCAATTTCACATTACATGGAAGGTGACCTAGCACTTAATATTGCGCGTGGTCTTACTCATGCAACTCCCATACATAAATTTGGTTCAACGCCGTCCCTATCAATTAACACGACAGGTTCAGTATGGGACGTAAACGATACATTGTATCCTTGGTCTGCATTTGATACCGCAGGTGTACTCACCATTCCCGCAGTCAACGCATCTGACAATGGTGGTGTTGTGACGGTATTAGGTCTTGATGAAAACTTCAATGATATCTCAGAAGAGTTCACTGTATCATCGTCAGGTACAACTACGGGCACAAAAACATTCAAACGTGTATATCGTGCATACTTTACCGATGATGCAACTACTAATGTCGGTAACATTAATGTGCAGCGTGGTGGCACTACAGTACTTCGTATCACCGCAGGTAAGGCACAAACTCTTATGGCAGTGTATACTGTACCCGCAGGATATACCGCATACTTAATGAAAGGGGTAATGACTATCCAGGCGGGTGCAGATGCGACAGGTAATATGTTTGTACGTTATGCTGGCCAGAATACTTTCCGGATAGGTCATTCCTTTGAAATATCGGGTACAGGCGGTGAGTATGAATATAACTTTGCTGTTCCTATTGCAATTCCTGCAAAATCTGATATTGATGTTCGTGCAACCGTTCGTTCTAATAATGCACGTGTTACAGCGGCATTTGACATTATACTCATCCCTAAGTAACGACAAAATCCCCCCTACCTTGGGATCGTGACCTAGGCATGTCCCCAAACTGCCCCCTTGACAACCCCCTCCACATGTGGTACTATAACTTCCATAGGTCGCCACTCATAGTATATGCAAAAAAGTTATAAACATATTCCAAAATAATCTAACAAAAGTCTTGACTTTATAACAAGAATTTGAGATAATTACTCTGTAATTGAGAGAGAGATGAGAATATGAAACTAGTTATCCACACACAGTTCCGCGAAAACTACGGTGCCCATGATTGGGACGGCAAGGGTCTATGCCCTCAGTACTGGAAGAACAAAGGTGGTGACACCTATGTTGTCGAGTGTACTCTCGAACAGGCGCAAGATGCCGGCTTCTATGCCGCTGTGGGTCGTTGCATTGCACACCGCTCTGATTACACTGAGGAGTTTATCCTTGGCGAGTCGTTGGTCGATGATATTGACTTCGACCCTGCTACTGTGGTTGAGGAGTGGGATACTGCTATCTACGCCACTCTAGAGAATGGTGTTCTAGAGTGTGTTCGAGATCAAAAGACCTACGATATGTCCAATCGTGTTATTGGTTTCCGTACTTGGTTGCAGGATGCTGACGGCAAGCGTGAAATTCGATTTGTCCAAACAGAGGAGGCAGCGTAATGAATATGACTATCAGTAAAGGTTGTGCGGTACAAAACTTTCCAGTTGCCGCTGGTCTCAAAGAAGGCGAGAGCGCCGTCACTAGCATCCGTAGTAGCAGTTCTCCAACTGGTTATGCCACTGTAAATATCAAGCGCATGACCGAAGAATATTTTTACGTCTCGGAGGTAAAATGACAAAAAGCAAGTTGATTGATCTTTCTATTTTTGGGTATGGTGTAGTCATCTATGCTCTGCTTCACGGTTTGATAATTGCACCTGCATCAGAACGTAAGTGTGATGTGTACCATTCAAACGCACCCTTAGAACTAAAGTGTGAGCAATACTGATGAGTGATTCTAGTCTAACACGAGTCTTAGATATAATTGATGAGTTTCTGTTGGAACTACATCAGACCGCATCCAAAACAGATAATACAACCGAGTTGATGTTTACTGCGAATAGCATTGGTGCTATCCAGCAGTTGCGCAGTAAGATAGAGAATGAATTGTCATGATATATGGATCAATGCGACACTACTCCAACGGCCGCAAGAAAAAAACGAACTATTGGACTAAACCCAAGAAAAGGAAAGATACGTTTGTCCCTCTAGTGCCCTCTCAGGCGTTCCGTAGGGAGACACCAGAGTATAAGTCTCTGGACACGGGTATTGGGTCTACCCCAAAGATCGAACCTCAGAAGTACACAGGGACGCTTGTGAAGGGTATCAGTACCATGCACAAGTCTAATGCGGTTCCTATCATTGATGAAAGAGAAGCGAAAGAACATGCGAGTATGAGACGATGAATATTGATAAGGTAGTGTGGCGCGAAGAAATCACCGAGTGGGTGGATAATACTCCCAACCACGTCTATTTAACTATAGGAACCAATCTGGTGGGTTATGTGCCCCGAAATACAGGTATCCCACAAGTCTTCTCAAAACCCATGAAAACATGGTCTGTTGCCCGCAGAAAGTTCCGAAAACTATCCAAAAAAGAAATCGCGACATATACGAAAAAGTTATAAGCATATTCCAAAATAATCTAAAAAAAGTGTAAAAAAGTGTTGCATTCTTGTTATGATTATGAGATAATGTCTTTGTTGGTTGGGGAGATCTGGTCTCCCGACTAGGAACCTTCGGGTTCACTGCTTGTCTCTCAGAGACATCTGGAGTCGGAAATAGGAACCCTCGGGGTTCACTGCTTCTCCCTTCTATTTTCAATCGTGAGGTCACTATGCAATATTTCATCGAAGGTCAAATCAAAAACCGTGCCGTTGTTGATTGCTTCGTCCAGAAGTTGATCAAGGAACTCGGTATGAACCGACTTCGAAACCCTTACATTGATATCAAGTTCGTTAACAAACTCGATGCGTTTGGTCTCTGTGATGGTGACCGTGACTTCGCTCGAATCGAGGTCGCCAAGAAATGTCCGGTAACTGGTCGTAAACTCGGGTTCATCGAGATGATGCAGACTCTTGCTCACGAAATGGTTCATGCACGTCAATTCATTCGTGGTCAGTTGAACAATGAAAACGGGTGGGCCTGGAAGGGTCGCAATGCGAACGGGTTCGACTATGAAAATCAACCTTGGGAAAAAGAAGCGTATCGTCTTGAGAAAGAATTATTTATGGAGTGTTTCCCTCACTGCGCGGAGTTCAAAAACTAATGAAGACAGTAATTTATTCAATTCTTGCGATCGCCATCGTGGCCTTTACTGCGTATCTAAGGGTGACGCGTGGTGACGCGGGTTTCATATCAATGATAACTATACCAGCATTATTCTATATCATTTTTATCACATTTCCTACTATATACAGTATAGTAATACCAGAAAGGAAATGTAAATGAGAACATTAGTGTTAGGTTTGGGCATCCTATTAACCGGATGCTCCTCAATGGATATAACAATCCCAAGTTTTTGGGATGACAATGAAGCAATGCGTGTTATAGATGTCGTGGTGGATATCGAAGAGATTGATTGCACTAGTCCCCACTCTATTATCGAGATGCAGTTGAGTTCGGTTGCATACGATGCGCATTGGTTAAAGACCTATGCAACCCTAAAGGGTTCGATGGACGTGGTAGATCTGGTCGAAGAGTTGGAGCAGACTATTGACGGTATGGCGCAGAAAGATGACATCAAGCGTGTCTACTGTGAAGTTAAACGCGGTGCAATGCTAGAACAAAGTAGGCGCATTGCTGGTGCAATACTAGGGAGATTTTAAATGGGGTTCCGAGAGAAATACGAAGGGTCTGATCTTGAAGATTACGCGAATCAGTTAGATAGTTTGAACGAACTGTATGATAGCGGTGATCTATCTCAGTTAGAGTTTGAAGAGTGTGTTCTAGATTTGAAACGCACTATAGAGATCAACAACAAGTGTGCTGACATGCAACTTAAATCTGATCTGATCAAGTTGACTGATACCCTCTTAAAAATAATTTGAAAAAAAGTGTTGACAAGTGATTCTTGTTTTGATAATATTATAGTGTGAATTGAAAAACTACTGAGGAATATATTATGAGTTTTGTTAATGATGTTTTACAAATTGAGACTACTGCTTCTGTCGGATCTTCACCTTGGGGTGTTGGCGAGATTGTTTCTGCTGACCTGTCACCGCAGCAAATGATGGAGAAGGCGGGCGTGAACTGGCGAGTCGAAAAAATTCCTACCTATGCTGCGAAAGAGGGTGTCGATCTGATCCCTACAGGTATGGAGGCGCTGGTGCGTTCTTCTGATAACAAAGTACTGACTCAAGTCGGTGGTAACTGGGAACCTTGTCAGAACGAACAGGCGTTTGAGTTCTTTAACGAGTACTGCCTAGAAGGTGGTATGCAGATGGATACTGCAGGTTCACTGAAAGGTGGTAAGATGGTCTGGGCGCTGGCAAAGGTCAATGAGACATTCGAGACCGTTCGCGGTGACCAAGTTGAGTCTTACCTTTTGTTCTCTAATCCACACGAGTACGGTAAGTCGATCGATATTCGCTTCACTCCTATCCGCGTCTCCTGCATGAACACTCTCGCTATGGCATTGAAGGGCCGTGCTATCACTGGTGCGAAAATCAATCACCGCCGCGCGTTTGATCCTAATCACGTTAAGATGACTCTTGGTCTCGCTCACGAGAAGTTCCAAGAGTACAAAGAACTGTCGCAGTTCCTTGCGGGTAAGCAGTTCAAGATGGAGAACTTGATCCAATATTACAACGAAGTGTTCCCACGTACCTATCAAGGTAAAAACCCTCCTGTAGTTCAGACATACGATGACCTCACCACCAATGCTAAAAAGGCATTCGATGTTCTTGAGACTCAACCAGGCGCTGAGTTTGCTGAAGGTTCTTGGTGGCAAGCACTGAACTCTGTCACGTACTTAACCGATCACGTGATGGGACGTGAAGCAGATTCACGTATGACATCTGCATGGTTTGGTTCTAATCAGAACCGTAAGCAACTTGCTGTATCAAAGGCAATTGAATTTGCGGAGGTTGCTTGAAAATGACTGATAAAATGTATATTGAGATTGATGCCAGCCCTTGGATGGATGCAGACGGAGTTGAAGTCTGCGTGTACATCGGAGAGACGTGTGAACCAAATTACTCCGTTAAGGTGACGTATGATGAGTTGATTGACAAAGAACTCGATGCACATACCGTTAGAGGAAGACTGACCAATGAGTATGGTTGTGACAACATCGGTGAAGCAGAGAAGTTTGTGGTTGCACTTGAAACTGCCGCAAAACGTGCACGTGAAGTATTTGAGGGTTTAAAAGATGCAGAATAAAGTAGATCTAATTTTTGATCTGGAAGATCACATCATGGAGTGCTGGGGTGTGGTGGATGATCTTGATTTGCTGTTATATCAATCAGAGACGGATGATGAACAGATGAACCTCGTGATAGGACTAAGGTCTCTCTATCAATTGAAGTTTCAGAGAATGTGGGATACCTTTGAAAAGGTCTGCAAAGAGTATAATGCATGAACGGGTTTAGTAAATTGCAAAAACGTCTAACCGAAGAGGGATGGTTCGTTGGTTGGAACCTTCCCTGCTGTCAAAGTTGCGCATGGATGGACGTTCCTGATGACGCAGACTTGGACAAGGTACTCTTCAATTACAGTCAAGACTGTGAAGTGTGGATTGAGGGTGATGAATGCGAAGCGTGTGAGGGCGAGGGTTTAGACGAAGACGATAGCGATTGCCCCATATGTTTTGGTAGGGGTGAAGTAGTCGAAGGGTTTGATGTAAGCGACTACGATACTTCAGTAAGTGGTTTTATCTGCAACTCACCTGAACAGCAATCAGAGTCATACTTCTGCTTCTCTGGTGATGATAAGGGAGTCGAGAACCTGAAAGCGATTCTACCCATCATTGAAGAGTGTGGGTGTACTATTCATTGGGATGGCACAGGTGAGTGTCGTCCAGAAATTAGTTGGTAAGATATATGATGTCAAAATATCGAAGACTATTAATGCGAACATTCTATAGCAATGACGGTAAGCGCATTTCTCGGATTATGCGAGTGGGTGGTGGTATCACTGAGGTTGATCTGTATGAGAGGGGTGCGTTTGTCCGCACCGTTGACTGCAGTGATCATTCTATATACTGGGCCGAGGATGTTGCAGACAACTGGTGCACCCGCGTTATTCGCGAATGATATAACGTTATTCCAAAATAATCTAATAAAACACAAAAAAAGTCTTGCGTTCTCGTTTTGATTATGAGATAATTACCTTGTAATTGAGAGAGAGGTGTTTGTTATGAGTTTCAAGATGGGTAAACTTACTGTGAGTGTTGAATCTGTTCGTGAGTACTATCGTGTTTCGTTCCGTCCTAATGATCCTGAGTTGAGTGTTGCTCAAGTTCTTGACTTCATCGACTACTGTCTGATGTTCTACGGTCACGGTGATGACGCCCTCTATCCCTACGGGTTTCACTTCAGCGAGATTTGTGAAGGTATGATCGCTCGCATGAAGGCACGTCCCGCCCTTGATTGGGATGGTGACTCGGTTGACCGTGAGTTAGTTCGTGATATGGTTCTTGATGCCCGTGAAAAGGAGGCAGCGTAATGTACAAAGAGTTGATGTTTGATCGCCCCTACTATGGTACTCCGGAGCACTACTACAACGAGTACCTTCTTCGACATCAAAATAAACAAAACAAAGGATCCCGTGGTAGGGATTCTGAGCGTCAAAAGACATATGAGTCCGAGTGGGCATTTCAACGCGAATGCTCTCACCTAATCCCCAAGTTCAAGACTATCGAAGAAGCGCAAAGGTATGCGAAGAAGATTTACAAGTCTAAGACTTGGCAAAAACTCTGGGTGGATAAGTGTAATGATGATGTCTTGGCACTACTCGGTGCGTCTCCCAAAGTGGTTGCGAAGAAACGATCCAGTGGTCGCGGTACTGCGGGGTTTACTAATGGACATACAGTTACGCTAGATATTCTCGTGGGTCTTGATGCATATACGCTGATTCATGAGTTGACTCACTGTCTGCGGAATATGCACCACGGTCGATCATTCCGAAAGGATATACTGGTCTTGGTGTCTCGTTTCATTGGACGTGATGCTGCGCGTGTATTGAAGTCAGAGTTCAAGAAACGTAAGTTGGCATGTGGTGAAGCACGTAAACCTATGTCATTCGAGCAATGGAATGCTTCTCGAATTCGAATGGAGAAAATTAGAAGTGGAAAGTAAAGTTGATGACAAGTGGTATCCCGAAAACTTTGACTGGTATGTCAAGTGGGCGGCCACGGTATTTATTTTGACCTCGGTGGTGTTCCGTAATGCGGGTATAGATTTCCGCACCTTGGATTTATTATTTGGTACAATCGGTACGTTACTGTGGTTATGGGTTTCGGTGATATGGAAAGACCGCGCATTGATTATACTCAATGTGTCTATGTCCCTGTTGCTCGCCTCGGCATTAATCAAGGAGTTTGTGTGATGTTTGAACATGTAGAGGTCGAACTGACCGAGATGGAATCGGTAACAACCGAATCTGGACGTAAATATAGGACACCCGAGGGAGTAGATCTACCATCAATTACTACTGTTCTCTCTATTTTGTCTCGTGAGGGTATTGCGAAGTGGCGCAAGAAAGTTGGTGAAGAGGAGGCCAATCGGATCTCTCGTATTGCGTCTACACGTGGTACTGCTGTTCACGAATGTATGGAAGACTACATCAACAATGTTCCGTTAGAAGAATTGAAGAAGAAATACTTACCTAATATTATTCACGACTTCTCATCGATCGCTAACATTGTCGCATCACGTATTGGAAAGGTGTATGCTCAAGAAGCACCTTTGTACTCTAACCATTTAGGTGTTGCGGGTCGTGTTGACTGTGTTGCTGAGTTTGATGGTAAGTTGTCAATTATCGACTTCAAGACTTCACGCAAGGCCAAGAAAACTGAGTGGATTACCAACTACTTCATGCAGGAATCTGCATATGCAATTATGTGGGAAGAGCGTACAGGTATACCAATCACGCAATTGGTTACCATCATTGCAGTGGATGATGACTTCCCGCAAGTTTTTATCGAGCATAGAGACAACTGGGTACGTCCCCTACGTGAAACTATCGCACAATACAATGAGGAAAATTCGGGTTCCCTTTTCGTATAAATAGTGTATAATAAATGTTTACATTAAATGGAAGTCCGAAGTTATGGCGTATGACATCATACCCAAGTCAGAACAAGAAATTAATGACTTGGATCATTTGTCCAATGCAAAGAAAGAGGAACTGAAAACCCTATACCGTCACGTAGTTGCGGCATCAGGTGCACCAGATCCGCTCGCATTATCTAAATCTCCTAAAGAAAAGGGGATTAAGATAATGCGTTCTATCGCAGTGGATTTGGACTTGCCAGACTTAACTAGTCGATATGGTTTCAAACTTACCGCCGGTAATGGTTCTCGTGGTGGTACTGGTACTAAGTCAAAGGGATTTGCATTCGAAGGTCAGATTGTAACTGACCTAGAAGAGTATAAGCGTTCTAATCTAGACGGTACGTTCAAATTCCCCAACATGGTAAAGAAAATGCACGATGCGTTTTTAAAGGACGCAAAGTTCATTCAAGTCAATCTAGAGGGCGGTGCAAACACTAAGCGTCCCCTAGTCTTCGGTGATGTCAAGGCGGTTATTGGTGGTCGTGATCTAAAGATTGGTCACAAGATTACTGACGTAACTGTACTCACAGATCAAGGCAAACACTACCTTTCTGCTAAGTTTGGTGGTACTGTAACATTCTTCAATGCAGGTGTTCGAACAATCTTTACGGATGATCAGTTCGAGGCCGGTAAGATCACCAACAAAGATGCCAAGAAGTTGCTCGATATGTTTGGTATTGATGAGCAACGGTTCATCGACATCTTCACCAAATACGATCCAAGCAAAGCAAAAAAGAAGGGACAAAAAAGCATTGTTAATGCTGGTGCCATTGCAAACAAGCGGGCACTACAACGTCTCTTGCTTACAGGTATTGGATATGGTTACTGGATGGTACATCGCAAGGGTAAGAAGATTGAGTTCTATGAGATGACTCTCCCTCGCATGAAGAAGGCATCTACAATCAAATCTATCAAGATTTTATATCCACAACCAGGCGATGCCAAAAGGATTGACATCGAAGTGGTAACGCCCCTATACATCTTTAAATTCAATATCCGCAACAAGCAGGGGGGACTATACCCATCTCACTTGATGTGTGATTACAAACCGAATGACGGGAGCAACTAATGGGAGACTGGTTCGCACTATCTATGACTAAATTTTTCCGGTTTTTTGCCGATTTATTTTTCGGTGATAGATACGGATCACGTGCTCTTGTTTTAGAGACAGTTGCAGGGGTTCCAGGCATGGTCGCTGGGATGCTAACTCACCTTAAAAGTCTGCGTGGACTGCAACGGGGTAATGGATCGATGATCCATGAGATGTTAGCAGAAGCAGAGAATGAGCGAAAACACTTAATGTTCTTTATGGAGGTGGTTCAACCATCGACATTAGAACGAATTATTATTGTGATTGTGCAGATTATTTTCTGGCATTATTACCTAATCATGTATATTTTTTTCCCAAAGGTTGCGCACCGTATGGTAGGATACTTTGAGCAAGAGGCCGTACGTAGTTACACGAGATACTTAGAATTGATTGATGATGGAGAAATCGAAGATGTACCCGCACCAGAAATCGCAATAGAATACTATGACCTGTTGCCAGATGCTATGTTATCTGATATGATCAAGTGCATTCGTAACGATGAAATGCATCACGCAAAGGTAAATCACGGATATGCAGATGGATAACTTTTTAGATTTTATCACAGAACAAAAGAACACCCACATGACCCACATCGAAGATAAGGTCATCTACGGGGGTGTGAATGGTACTCGACAAGCGATCATGGCATTACGTGAGTTGCGCGATATGCTATCGGGTAAGCACAGTGGCAACGTCTCTGTAAAGTGGGATGGTGCGCCTGCTATATTCTGTGGACAGGATCCTAGTGATGGCAAGTTCTTTGTAGCGAAGAAGGGTATATTCAATAAGAACCCTAAGATCTACAAGACTGATGCTGATATTGAAGCAGACACTAGCGGTGATCTCGCAGACAAACTCAAAGACGCACTCAAGTATTTACCTGAGTTGGGAATTAAGGGAGTCGTCCAAGGCGACTTTTTGTTCGGACGGGGTGATCTGTCCACCAAGAAGATAGACGGAGAAAAGTATGTTACGTTTCATCCTAATACTATTGTCTATGCTATTCCCGAGTCTATGGCAGGGATTGTAAAGAAAGCAAAAATCGGTATAGTGTGGCACACTACATATACTGGTAAGACGTTTGAAAGCATGAAAGCATCCTATGGTGTGGATGTCAGTAAGTTCAAAAAGTCTACAAACGTATGGTCACAGGATGCAATGCTACGTGATCTATCTAATGCAACTATGTCCAAAAAGGACACGGAGGAAGTGAATGAATATCTTTCAAATGCTGGCAAATTATTTAACCAAATTGCGGGAACTACTCTTCGGACGCTCGAAGGAAACTCCGCCCTCGCAGGAACCATCGAAACCTACAACAACACCTTCGTCAGAAAAGGGCAAGTCGTCGGGAACTCGAAAAAACACGTCGAAGGCCTCATCAAGTACATCCAAGACAAGTACCAAAAAGAAATCGACTCCCGCAAAACCGAAAAAGGCAAGAGCGCCCAGAAAGGTAAAAGAGACGAAATCTTAAAGTTCTTCTCTCCTGCAAATCGGGTATCTCTCGAAAAGATGTTCGATTTGCAAAAAATGCTCGTGCTTGCGAAGTTGAAACTTATAAATAAACTTGATAGTTTAAAGAAAATTGATACATTCGTTCTGACCAAGAATGGTTATAAAGTAACCGGAGAAGAAGGTTATGTAGCAATTGATAAACTTGGTGGTGATGCAGTGAAACTTGTTGACCGTATGGAATTTTCATATAACAACTTTTCACCCGATATACTTAAAGGATGGGATAAACCAACGAGGAAATAAAAGTGGCCATGCCCCTTAGATTTAAACAGTTCATATCTGAGAATGTAGACGAAGCATTAACTATGCAACAACGTCTCAACCTCAAGCGTTCTTTTAAGAAGAACAAAGCAAAAATTGCTCTAGGTCGCAAACGTGCTGAGAAGCGTGTGGCGAATATGGACGTGCTCAAAAAACGTGCACGTAAGCAAGCGCGTAACGTATTAATTAAGAAACTGACTAAGGACATCCCAAAAGATGACCTCTCCTTTGCTCGCCGCCAAGAAATAGAAAAGAGATTAGACAAGAAAAAGGGTGTCATAGATAGACTCTCAAAGAAACTAATTCCTCAAGTTCGTAAGAAAGAACTTGAACGTAAGAGAGGCGGTCAGAGTGACAATTAAAAATTTCTCACAATACCTTGTTGAAGATAACAAGGAAGTATACTTTACCTTTGGACGTATGAATCCACCGACTATCGGACACGGTAAAGTTATGGATACACTTGCATCTAAATCTCGTGGTGCTGATTACAAGGTGTATCTGTCGCAATCAACTAATCCCAAGAAAGACCCTTTGTCTTACACTGATAAGATCAAGCACGTGCGTAAGATGTTTCCGAAACATGCACGTCAAGTAATCATGGACAAGAAGGTCAAGAATGTATTTGACGTTGCGGCCGCGCTGTATGATCAAGGTTATACTAAGATCAACATGGTAGTTGGTGCGGATCGTATCCGTGAGTTCGAAGTGCTGTTGAACAAATACAACGGTACTAAAGCACGTCATGGGTTTTATAAGTTTCAGAAGATTACCGTAATCTCTGCGGGTGAGCGTGATCCAGATGCCACTGGTGTCGAGGGTATGTCTGCGTCTAAGCAGCGTGAAAATGCATCCAAGAACGACTTTGTTACTTTCGCACAAGGTGTGCCCAAGTCTATGTCGAATGCAGACGCACGTAAGTTATTCAATGACGTGCGTAAAGGTATGGGTCTTAAAGAAGAACGTGACTTCAAGAACCATATCGAACTCGCTCCTGTTTCAGAAACAAGAGAACAGTACGTTAGTGGAAATCTTTTTCAAGTTGGTGACACTGTTGTTATCAAAGAAAGCGAAGAAATCGGCACCGTAACTTTGTTAGGCGCAAACTACGTTATTGTAGAAACGGTAGACAGAAAGTTACGTAAATGGTTAGATGCTGTAGATCTAGTTGAGAGACAAGATCCGGATATCAAAGATCGTGAGGGAACCCAACCCGCACGTTATCACGCAGGACTCAAGAAGTCCACCAAAGCAAAACGTGATGCACACTTCAAGAAACACGGTAAGAAAGCGGATGATGATGCGTCTGCATACAAACCTGCGCCTGGCGATGCAACTGCCAAGACCAAACCTTCGAAGTATACCAAAGCATTCAAAGACATGTATGAGGAAGTCTCGCAGAAGGAACTCGATGACTTAGAAAAGTTTGCGGATCGTTTGTTGAATAAGTTTGATGTTGATATCGAATTCACACGTCACTTCAAAGACCGTATGAACGATAAGCGTAACAAGCCTGCTATTACTGTTGCGGAGTTGCAACGTTTGTTCAAGAAGATGGCAGACAATAAGGGTAAGAAGATCAAGAAGCACGGTAACAGTGAAGCAATCCTCAAG